GGAATAGATTCCCTTGGTTACCTTGTGGCTCATAACTAGTCCCGTCTCGTCCCCGTAGCGACGCTCAGATAGTTGGCATACCGCGCTTTCAGCTGCGAATAGAGGACCGGCGGTGGCGGGTCACCAGCGTGCGCCAGGCCGCCGGTGTTGTTGAAATGGTCTGCCCACGTTGGACTCGCTATCCGCGTGATGGCGTAGTTCAGCGGGTCGTCAACCTCCACATAGTCCATTGAGAGCGTCCACGTGTCGCGGGAACCAAAGCGGGTAAACGTCGCGTTGCCAATCGCCATCATGCAAGGCGTCCAGACCTTTGAGTTGCACATGGTGAGCAGCAACGGCGCGCCGGTGGCCAGTAGCCGCTCTATGGCCACGCGGCTGTCCCTACCGGTACGTACCTGAACCCCCGACGCGTCGACGTAGTTGGTAATCAACAGCACCAGCGTCCCGCGCCTACCCTGCCGGACATCGAACACCACCAGCGGGAGATGCCGGCCGCTGATGTCGTATATGGACTGTCGCGCTGGTTCCTGCTCATCGCCGGTGGTCACTACGATGACGCGCTGGCTCAGTGCCGGCTTAGTAATGTCGCGCAGCCAAGCCACATTGGACGGTGTGTTGATGTACGCATAGTCATAGCCTGGATTGTCAGCCGTAGCGGTAACCGGCGCGAGTACGTACTTCACCGAGGTACCCAGCGGTGGCCGGTAGTCCTCACCGTAGCCCGCGCCACCGCTTATCCAGCCGGACGATTCGTAACCCACGATGGTCTGTAGCGTGGTGGAGAACGGGTCCAGGCGCTTGAGGGTGTAACCCGCGGGAGCGCCAGTCACGGAAAACTTGACGTAGCCGTAAGCGTCCACGTAGGACAGTGCAACGGTCATCCGACCTGAACCACCTTCCGCGTAGTCAGACCGCGTACCGCCGTGGTGGCCGCGTTGCGTACCTGGACATTGATGAGGTCCGACAGTCGCCGGTCCTGGACCTGGACCACAACCTGTGTCGCGGGACCAGCCAGAGCGCTAGGCATCCCGGGGAGCGCGTTAAGGCTGGTGTGACCTCGTGGCGCGGCCAGCGTGACATCAGGGAACATACCCAGACCCCGCGCGGCCATCAGCTGCGAGTCCGCAAAGGACTGTTGTCCGATCGGCTGGTAACCCTGTGGCGCAGACTGTGGCGCGGACTTAGTGCCACCGCCACCAGCGGGACCAGCGGACCAGCCAACCTCGCTGCGTTGCAACTTGTCCAACAGCCGTTTGTCCTCGTTCTCCGCGAGGTTGATAGCGATTTGGACTTGCTTAGGGTCCGTCAGATCTGACAGCCCGCGCCGCGCGGCATCCAGTCCGAGCAGCTGAACGTCCGTCTTGAGCTTGTCCGGGGTCTTGAGGAGAGTGTCCACATAGTCCTTTGCCTCAGCCTCAGTCATGCCGAACTGTTGCGCCATAGCCATAAGCGCCTGGCGCTGCTTGCCATAGTTCGTGAGGATGTCCGCTGTGGACTTACCGTTGGCCCGCGCGTCTTCCAGCTGCGCGGTAGTCAATGCCTCAATCGCTTCCGCCTGACTGTCCAGCGCCTCCTGGTTCGCGCGGCCCTTCTCGGTGCTGGTGTCCAGCGTCTTTCCGTTTGTTTTCAACGCCTCTTTGAGCTTGTCTAACCCCTCCTCGTAGTTGCGCGCAGCCTCGCGAGCGTCCAGCGCGTTTCCATTGAGGATGTCCAGCTTTTGGGTCAACCCCTCCACACTCTTGCGCGCCTCGTCCGTCGCGTCCGCGTAGGCAGCCCAGTCTTTGCTAGCGGCCAGCGCCATAGCGGCAGAGTCGTTAGACGCTGCGGTGGCAGGCTTGGTTACCGCTGTCAATTCCTTGGTGCCGTTGATCAGCTTGTCAAACTCTTTGACCAGGTGAGGGATGGTGAACACTGGACCGACGAGCAACCCCGTCAATCCACCCTTGACGATGTCGTTAGCCAGGATCTTGTTTAGTGTCCCCAAAAACTGGTTCAGCATCGGATTGATGACGGAACCCATCTGGTCACCGAGCACAGACATGTTGTCGTTCAATGTGGACATCTGGCCATTGACGCTCGCCGCTTGCTCGCTGATGGAGTTGGGGAACATCGCGCCTAGCTCTTTCCCCATAGCCTCAATCTCGGTACGGGTGAGCTTTCCCTGGCTGGCTAGTTCCTGTAGTTCGGGGATGTTCTTACCGGTGGCTTTGGCCAACGCCTCCCACGCGGGTACGCCACGCTGCGTCAGCTGTAGCATGTCCTCCGCGTTCACCTTGCCACGACTCAACATCTGGCCATAGATGAGCGCAACATCCTGGATCGGCACCGACGTGGCCGCAGCCACCGCGCCTAGGTCCTTCATCGTTTTCAGTAGCTCCGATGAGGACACACCCATACTGACGAGGATCTTTGCGGTGTCGACCAATTCGGGGAACTCAAACGGTGTGGTGTTACCAAATTCCTGGATGTCGCTGAGAATCTTGTCGACGTCCCCGCCGTCGCGAATGACATTCTTCAATGCGATGCGCATGGTTTCCATGCTCGCGGCGGTCTGGCTGGCCTTGACCTCTAGCGCTCCCATTGCAGCCACAAAACCCAGCGGACCCAGACTCTTGGCAGCAGACAGCCCGCTGAACCCCGCTGCGTCCGTCGCTGCGGTCAATCCCGCTAGCTGCGCTTTGGCCCGACCAAAGCCAGTTACCTCCGGCTCGATCTTTGGGTCCATCCTGTCCAGCTGTTTGACCGTAGCCTCAAGCTGACGTAGCTGTTTCTGAGCGTCCTTTGTGTCCACACCCATGACCACGCCACGCGCGATCTCGTCGCGGAGAACGGCCATCTTTGCTTTGGTGGCCTTGATTGCCTCGTCCCGCACCGTGACTTTGACTGGCGGAATCTTGGTGTTGGCCAACGCGTCAAGTTGCTTGTCTGTCTTGCCTGCCGCCGCGCCGAGCTTGTCAAGCGAGGTGATCGCTGGCGCGAGTCCAGTTTGGACACCCTTGCTGTCCGCGGTGACACCGATCGTAATGTCATTGCTAGTTGCCACGGTTGGCCGCCTTGACCACAGCTACCTTGATGCGCTTGCGGACGCCTTTGAGGTCCAGGCGCACCGTTGGCCAGAACCAGTAACCGCGCGTGCCTAGGAACGGGTGAAACTGTCTGGTGGTATGGCGCTTGACCACGTACGGGAGTCCCTTGCGCGAGCGGGTCACGTAGGCGCGCTTAGGACGTCTGCCACCGCCGTACTCAGCACCCTTGGTGAGTACACCCCCTAGCGTTCCTGACCCGCCAGCGTGCGCTCTGGCACCGTTTTTGAGCGTGGATACGCGGATGGTGCGGGAAGCAATCGCGGGGATGCCACCAAGCCCACCGGCGCGCCTACGCATGTCGCGGGCCATCGGGGTGACCTCCTGTCGCGTGATGTGGTCCACCGCCGCAACCTGGACCACGCTAGGCATGCGACGCAGCCGGTTGACCACCGTGTCTAACCCCTTCACCGTGATGCCCACTCACTGCCTCGCTTCCATTGGCCACATGCGCGCCAGCTCTGTCTCTAGCTCCGCTTCCGTCTGTACCCGGGGAGCGTCCACTGGGGACGGTTCCGTCAGGATGTCGATGTACGTCGCTACTACGTCCGGACCTTCGCTTTCGAGCGCGGACGGGAGGCAGCCGACCCTGAGCGCGAGGTTGACGAGGGAGCGTCCGTAGCTCCCTCGCGGGTAGGGTTTCCGACCAACGTGGGATTAGGAATCCCTCGGACCTCCACCGCGTGTACGTCAAAGTCCTTATAGGACGCGAACCGGTCCCCGTACACTCCTAAGCGGACAGCGGCCAGATAGGCAATCTGCGCGGTCTGCGTATAGCTCAGCGGGGTACTGAGCCACGACTCCCCGTACTCTGCCTCCCATGCGCGGATGTCGCGCGCGTCCTGGTCAATCTCAGTGACGGTGCCATCGTCCAGCTCAATCGCGAATCTCTGTCTCATGTGGATACTCCCTCGTCCGTGATGAGTGGGTGGCCTTGCAGCCCGTGTCCCCTCACAAGGCCACCCACCGTCCTATGTGGTGCCACGCCAGGCTAGGCGTGCGCTCCCGCTGCCCACGCTGTACCGGACCAGTTGAAATCGAACGTTCCCACTGTCATCTTCTGGCCCGTGGTCCAGGCGGTGAGCGGGGATGCGACGTAACCCAGACCAGCGAGCTTTGCCGCGTTGGTGGAATCGCTCGCGGTGATGGTGGCTTCCGCTGGGAAGACGTCCCCCGCTTTGGCTGCGGACTTCACCGGCGGGGTGGGAGCAACGATGTACGTAGTCCCGTTCCACGCAGCCTTTGACGCGTCGCCTAGGACCACGTACAGACCCGTTTCCCATGCGGTGGTGGGGTTCGCGGTGAGTCCCGCAGCGTTCAGTGCCGCGAGATCTGCCGGCACCGGCGCACCGGTCGGACCGATGTACCCCGGCGCACCAGCGGTAGCCGTGGCCGCCACGATGACCAGCGGCGCGCCGCTAGCGTCCACAATGCTGTACTTCCCCTTAAGCGGGAGAGTCGCGGTGAACGTGGCATAGGCGCCGGACGCTGCGTTACCCACGTTGTCCGGCGGGGTGAACGTCACCGTACCGGTGAACCCGTAGCCCACCGGACCGCCAGCCTTGTCGACCCGCGGGTAATAGATGAACGTCCCTTCCTCCCCGTCATGCTGTAGGAGGAACATGACGAGACTGTCCAATGTGGTGAAGTCCTGGACACCGGTGATGGCGAGTTGCCAGACCCGTTCCGCGTTCTCGCTGAAACTCCCCTCAGGACAGAGCGTGGTAAGCGACACCGCGTCACCACCGGTCGAGGTGAGTCCAGCCTGAGTTACCTCACACTGGAACGTGTGGACCATGCCATCCCGGTCCGTCACCTCAAGCTGAATCCATCGAACGAACAGCGGGTCTACGGAAATGCCCGCTGCGGCTAGCGCTGGTGCTGTCATGCTGCTGTCCTTTCTGGACTGTCCTGTTTAGAAGTAGGTGATGACTTGCACGAATCCGTCGCCACCCTTACCACCCGCGCCGGAATCAAAGCCATTGACGCTGGCTCCACCTCCACCACCTCCACCGCCGCGTAACCCGTCACCGCCTTTGCCACCAGCGCCACCGCTACCGGCGCCACCGCCAGAGCCACCAACGCCAGGGAGCATCGGCGCGGCGGGAGGAACGATGATGTCCGAAACACCATCACCGCCGACCACGCCACCGACCCCCGCACCGAAACTTGTGTAGTTCCATAGCTCAGGTCTGCGGATACCCGCGCCACCGTTGCCAGGGACGTTGCTTGCGGGCATGCCACCGCCACCACCACCGCTGGACGCGCCGGTAAGCGTGGTGATCAGACCAACCGCGCCAGCGCCACCGGTTGCGGTAGAGGCTCCCCCCGCGTTGGCACCGGGGACCGCTGTTCCACCGGCGCCGCTGTTCACCGTCCCGCCAAAGCCAGAGAAACCCTGTAGACCGGTCCACGTATCGCTAGCGCCTGGACCAAAGCGCGTTGCTGAGCTAGTGCCACCGGGGTTCCCGTTCGTGTCATCGGTGGTCACCGCCGCGCCACCAGCGCCACCAGCGCCAACCGCGCCGTTAACCACGGCAGGCAACGCCGATGATGGAATCTCGCGCAGGATGCCCGCGCTACCCGCGCCACCACCACCGCCTACGCGAATCGTTCCAGCGGCACCCCGCCGACCGGACCCACCGCCACCGCCTCCACCTTGGACAATGATGGTGTGCGAGGTTGCTCCCGCTGGTTTGGTCCAGGTGAACGCGCCAGGCGTGGTATACGTGTCGATCTGTGGTGGCTTGACGGTTGGCTCTGGACCGATCGGACCTTGTGGACCCGTCGCGCCGGTATCGCCTTTGACGCCTTGCGGACCTTGTGGACCGGCCACGCCTTGCGGTCCAGCTGGACCCGTGGCTCCGGGCTGTCCTTTGTCGACGAACAGATCCCACGCTTCTGGGTGGGTCGGTGACGGAAGGTTGGTGTTAGGCGCGGTGGCAATCCAGACCGCACCGCCGTAGTCCACAATGTCGTCAACCGCGTACGCGGTGGCAAAGTCCCACAGCCCGCGCCAATTGACACCCTCTGGTCCAGCTGGACCGGTAGCGCCGGTGGCACCGTCCACGCCATCCGTACCGGCGGGACCGGCGGGACCGGCTGGACCAGCCTCGCCAGTCGGTCCGGGGTCGCCTTGCGGTCCCTCGTCGCCAACCGGTCCAGCGGGTCCCTGCGGGCCGATCGGTCCGGGGGGTCCCTCAGGTCCAGGTGGACCAGGTAAAGACGCTGGTGGCGGGTTAGGACGGGGTGGAGCTACCCCCGCGCCACCGCTGGTGGGGTAACAGACGGACGCTCCCACGAGGCAATGAATCACGTACGCGGGGTAGCTCTGCTCACTGATGGTGGCCACCACGGGTTCCACGCGGACCACCGCGACGTCCGGACCGCGCAAGAGGTTGACCGCGACGTCCGCGAGGCTGTCAAGCTCCACCTGTGCGTCCTCATCGGACAGACGGCGGCCGATAGCCCACACAGGGACAGCGAATTGCATCAGCTGGACGTCCACGTCAAGCGTCGGCTTAGCCACCACGTAGCACGGGACCATGTTGGGGTCATCGGGGTGATAGGTCCACGTTTCCGTCCCTGAATGCCGCAACGCTTCCGCGAGAGCTAGGCGAATCTCCTGGATCATCCGATACCCCACACCCAGCCAGCATCGACGTAGTGCTCTATCAGCCGTTCCACGTCGGGGTCACGGGACACCACAATGGACACACCCATCTCCGCGAACCCCGTAACCCCCTCCGGCGACTGCCGACGCTTGTAGAGCCGCGCGGCCAACATGAGTACCGCCTGGACCACGGCGGGTTCCTGGACAAACTGAGAATGCACGCGGTCATAGACCCACGTCCCCGCAGCGGCCAGACACATGCCCAACAGCGCATCATCCTTTGTGGTCTGTGAGCCGATCATCTTTTTGAGTTGGTCCAGTCCTGCGCGCTCACCGCCTCGTGGCGCGCCGGGGGGTGGTGCCGGGGTGGGGTACGTCATTGCGCTGCCTCTCTTGTGGACGGGGGTGACCACGTATGCGGCCGTGGCCACCCCCTGGTCCCCTGATCGCGGGGGGTCAGCCCGGGGACCGTCCTAAGGGGACTACTTGGGTTCCCCGGTTTCCGGCAGCTCGTTGTCCGGTGTGGACGGTTGGCCGCCTGGCAGCGTGTTGTCCGGCAGATCCGGGGGGAACCCCGTGCTGGGGTAGACCGGCTGTCCAGGCAGCGAGTTGTCGGGACGGTTCGGCTGTCCTGGCTGTCCAGGCAGACCGTGTCCGGGGTAAACCGGCGGGGTCGGCAAACCGTGGCCGGGGTACACCGGACCACCGGGCAGCGAGTTATCGGGACGTCCGGGGTGTCCGGGGTTCGGTAGCGGCTGCCCGCAGTCTGGGCACTTGATTTGCTGTCCGCATGTTTGGCAGTACATGGCTCTCCTTCGATTCGTCTTCCGCCGGCGGCGGTTCGGGGTCTGTCTCTTGTGGAGCTTTCCCGCGGCTCACCACGACGCTGCCTGACACGTGCGCGTCACGCTCGTAGTGCCTGAGCGCGTCCATCGTGGTTCCCATGTGGACGCTCCTTACGGCGCGAGGTGAACCGCAGCGTTGGGCACTGGCCGGTACAGACCGACGTAACCCGCATAGGCCACCTGGACACCGAGGACCGATGGCTCAACAACTTGCAACGGGGGGATGTTCTGCTCGTAGACCTCAAGCGCGTAGTCATTGACAACCCAGAATGAGTCATCCGTGACACCGGGGGTGACCACGAGACGCAGACCCACGGGGTTAGCCGCGAGGCTGTCAGCCGACATGGTTCCACCGGCATTCCCCGGCGCCAGGAACGGGAACAGCGGACGTCCAGCGGCATCCGACGCGCCACCCAGACGGGCCCAACCGAGCGGACCCGCAGCGATGACCGTGGGAAGCTCCCCTGTGGACGCAAACACCATGGCCGCAGCGTCATAGAACGCGGCAATGATCTCAGCGCCGGTGGCCGCAGCAGCGAGCGTCACCTTGCCGGTGGACTTGCTCATTTCCGCGATAGCGGCTGTCTCCACCGCTTTGGCGTACCGGCGCGCGAGCTGGCCGATGACCGTATCGAGCGTGATCACATTCCAGTCGAACGTCTGGCGAGCGACGTTGACGTAGCCACCGAGGGTGAACAGCGCAACGTCATCACTGGCCAGTCGGAACGGCTGAGAAACAAGCTCGTCCTTCTGCGCAGCCTGGATACCCACACCGTCCGTGATGTGGTCATCGATGAGTCGCGGCCGGCGGAACGTCGGTCCACTAGGGATGGACTGAACGCCGAGCGCCGTAACCAGCGGACGCGAGGTGTTGTAGGTGTTGATAACCGGACCCACCAGCGCGTTGGGGAACACCCCATCGAAGTTGTCCGTAGTGATGTGTGCCGCTGCGCGGTGGTACCGCTTGATGCGGTCCTCTGCCTCTTGCTTGAGGTGGCCTTTGCCCACGTGGGTGTTGAGATAGTCACGCAGGTACATACCGATGGAGCTGTATTCCACCGGACCGTCCTGGCCTCCACTCTGGACACCCGAACCGAGCCGCGCCAGGCGGTCCTGCGCAGCCTGCGAAAGCTCGATGTCTCCACTGAGGACCTCGATCTGCTTGTCGATAGCGGCGATGCGCTCCCGACCACGCGTGATCAGCTCCTGGTCGTTGTCGCTGAGGTCACGACCCTGCTCCATCGCGGTGTCCGCGAGAGACTTTGCGAGGCTTACCTTTTCCTCGCGTTCCTTGCTGAGTTGCTTGAGCATTGCGTCCATGATGGACATTCCCTTTCCCGTTGTCTTGAGTGGCCTTTCGTCCAGACGTCGGGAGAGGAGTCCGTACTAGCGAGGAGTCGACCTGTGTCGAGGTGTCGCATCATGCGGGGGAGTCTCTAGTGGACTGTCTTGCGGGGACTTGCCTTGCCTTACGGTGTTGCCTCTAATGCGTCCAGCCGCGCGAGGATGTCGGTTAGCTGGGTCTGGATATCAGTGATCGCGGATTGATTAACCGCGATGTCCTGGCTCTGTGTGACGTCCACCGCCTTGATAGCGGCCACGTCAGCCTCTAAGTCCCCCAACCGGTCCAGGATGGGGAGCAGATCCGGCGGGGTTCCTCCGGCTGGTGGGGGGATGGGTACCGACAACACCAGCGTGTCGCCAGTGTCCACAACGGCCAGACGTTCGTCATACGCTGACAAGGGAAGCGCCTCCCCACGGAATCTCGTTCCTGGACTCACCACGGATCACCGACAGGGACCCCTCTGCCAGGCGCGTCCAGCCGGTGGACACTGTGGACACGTACAGATCCCACGGCCACGTACCGGTGAACGCGGAATAGAGGTCCGTGACGTCTGCGGGCTGGTGGACCCAGAGTTGAGTCCCGCTGTCCTGTGTGTACGTCGGGAGCTTGTGACGGGTTTCCAGCGAGGTCCAGGCGCACCGCGCACCGAGTATCGGCGCGGCCACCGCAGACATCACCGTTTCGTCATCGGGTAGCCAGAGCTTTGGCTGCCACCAGAGTCCCTGTCGGAACGTGAAAGACGTACCGCCACCCTGATGGACCACCGAGTGGACTAGCTCCGGTACGCGGTCCAGGTAGAACCGTTGGCCCACCACCACGTCCTGAGACTTCACCGGCGCATCGGGCTGGTACAGCGCGAACCCCTGTAGGAAATCGGTCCCCGTCTCTATCACGAGGTCTACCGCAGCTGCTCTCACCGCGACTCACCCAGCGACGCTCGCACCGCGCGTTCAGCGGGACTAGCTTGCATCCGCGCGAGATCTGCCCGCAACGCGTCCAGCCGTGGGGTTCTGGACCCCGCGTTAGCCCGCTCTGCTGCCTCCTGAGCCATGATCAGCGCTTCCGTGCTGTCCAGGTCACCCCCGGCGCTCTGCGCGTCCCTGGCGTACATCAGGGTGGCACCGACGTAGGCGGGTTCCTCCACCGCCGCAACGTGGTCCACGTAGACGCTCAGCCGGTCGATAACCCCGTCATAGGCCAACCGGTCCCGCAGCGAGTAGTAACCCAGCGACAGACCCTTGTGGGTGGACGTGAGGACGTCCAGCGCGCGCTCATAGATGCCACGGTCCAGGCGGAACCGTGACCACGCTCCGTCCTGACGTTCCTCTAGCGCCACCCCGTGGCCCAACCGGTTGGTGAGGTTGCGGTGGTCATGTCCGTAGTAGAGGACTACCCGATGCCACGCCTTTGCCGCACCGGCCATAGAGCCGTACGGGAACCGCTCACGCTTGTGTAGTCCGTCCTCGTGGAAATCGACTACCTCGCCATACGGGACCACTCGTCCATACGCCTCGTGGGTCCGCTCGTCAACGTCGCGAATCTCCAATGTGGATGCGAAATCACGACGGATGAGTTTGCGCTCTGTCATGACGCTAGCTCTCCGTTCGTCTGCTCTGCGAGTGGTCCGGCGCTACCGGGGGGAGTGGGTGGGTTGCCAGTGAACGGCTGTAGTTGCGGCGGGGTGGCTGGCTTAAGCTCCGCAGCGGTGAGGGGTTCCAGGTTCTCCCATGCCCGCGCCTCGTTAACCCTGAGAACCTTGCAGCCGATCCCCGTTTCGTAGCCTTTCATGCGCTCCACAAAGGATGGTGCGATGAACGATTCAGCGTCATGCCGCGCCACCAGCCCACGCGCGAGGCAGAACCCCGACAGCGCCTGCATGATGTTGCGGGAGATAGCTCGCAGCGTCGCGCGCCAGAGGAAATCAAACGCGGACTCTGTGGTGTTGTATGTCAGCGAACTGTCCTTTACGGACAGACCAACAAAGTAGAGCGGCACCCCGAACACCGATGCAATGCGCGCCTCATCAAAGGTGCGGAGGTCCAACAGACCAACATCGCTCGGTTTGAGGTTGAGGGGGGTGTATGTCAACCCTCCACTCAGGACGGCAGGCAACGTCCCACGGGATGCCGCAGCCTCAGCCCACGACCATTTCAGCTCGTCAGCCTGACGTTTGTTGAGCTTGACCGCAGAGGACAGCACCGCCGTAGGGATGCCGTTGCCAACGGCCAACTCAGTACCCCACCGCTCCAAAGCGTCCGCTGACATGAGGTTGCGTTGGACCGCCTCTAGTGGACCGATGCCGCGAACCTCGCCAGGCCACACCTGGTATCTAATGTGGAGGATCTGTTCCCGCGGTATCTGCCCGTAACCCTCCAATGTGTATACCGGTAGACCCTTCTCCGAGGTCACGGTAACCATGTCGGGGTTCAGCACTACCCACCGCGCCACAGTGCCATCCGCGTACCGCGCCGTGGGGACCACAAACGCAGCGCCGCGAATCAGCATGCTGTTGGCTATGGCCTTGATGGCGTCCACCATCGATGTGTAGATCTCAGGTTCGGGGTTCTCTGTCCACGGTGGAGCGTCAACCGGTGTGCTGTCCTTGGTAACCAGGATCGGCATGGTTCCGAGTGACCGGCCGATAAGGTCCACGCATGCGTACACTGTGGACACTCGACCCTCTAGCAACGTGCCACCGAGGAACCGACCGTTACCGCCAAACTGACGGTTGGGACCATGCTCCGCAAAGAATGGGGGTTCCCACCCACCGGGGTAACCGGGGAAGCGTGTCCCGTGGGGGAACCCCCATCCCCGCGCCTTGTCCTCGTCAGTCGGACCCCATACGTGAGCACCCTCCACAAAGTCGCCTGGACCACCAAACTCAATGCGTGTCTCAGCTGGACGCGGTGGACCTACGAACACACGAGGTCCACCACCCCACCAGTAGCCACCAGCAATGTTGGTCGCGGTGGACGGGCTCTGTGCGTAGACCACGGCGGGACTCACCACGTTGGCTGGCACGACGCTGCCACGTGCGCGGGTCCGCAGAACGGGGAGGTTAGGCATTCATCCGTCCTTAGTAGACGCTGACATTTTGGCCACCCTCGCTGTGTTCCAGCGCGTACAGCGCGTCCGTAGCGGCAATCAGCGCGGTAGGCGGGGTGGGTGCGTTGCGGTTCCACACCCAGCCACCGGTAAACACGCGCGAGCTGGCCGCGCAACAGTCGGAGATCAACGCCGGCGCGCGTCCAATTCGGACGGTCCCCTCTGTCACGTGCTGAGCAAACGCGGCGCACGCGGCGGTGTAATCGACCTGGCGCAATGGCTGGATGCCTACCGAGTAGTCGCGGTCCAGGCGTTCCATGAGATCGACAATGTTCCCTTTGGCGTCAAACGCAACCGCGTCAATCCCGTAGGCGCGGTCCAGCTCTGCGAACCTATCCAGCACCCACGCGGCACCACCGCGCATGTCCACAAGGGTCACTACGGGGATGCCATCGTCACCACGGAACGCAGCGGCAATAGCCGCGTTGCTGCGGTCACTGCTGACGTCCAGACCCCAACCGATAGCGCGTCCGTCAGTCGGTGGCTGCGGGACAGGGACGGCCAGGCGCTCTATGTCCTCATCGGACAGAACAGCCTCAGTCGCGGATTGCTGCCACACACCCAACCGCTCGCGCTGGAATGACTTACGCGACATCATCGATAGTTCCAGGCGGATGGTCCGCTCACTGAGTCCTAGACCGTAGCTCGGATTCTTGGCAGCCCATACACGCGGGTCGTTGACGTCATCGTCATTGGTTCCCCACCACTCCCAGTAGGCGAGGTCCCTAGTGGACGGTTTGTGGCCGCGGGAGCGGAGCTTTGCCAACACCGAGCTTTCCCACGTTCCCGCACTGCTCACGTACCAGAGTTGCGGGTTCGGACGCGCGGACATTGACGGGATGATGGCCGACAGAACCTCGTCCGTGAGGAATAGAGCCTCGTCGAACAGCACACAGTCAGGCGACATACCACGACCGGCTGTCTTGGTGCGGGCCATCATGCGGAACCGCGCTCCATTGTGGAAAATGACCTCTTGCGTAGTCCCGTTGCTGTAGATCTGCTTGACCAGCGGGGAGAGGTAGTCCCCACGGCAGAGTCCTAGCATCAGGTTCCAGACGTCCCGCGCGGTGCGGACCTCGTGAGCGCTGTAGAGCGTCAGCATGTCGTTGTAGAGCAGCGCACCGGCCAGCGCGCGAGCAACGATGAGGAACGATTTCCCGTTCTGCCGGGGGACGATGGCGCCAACCTCGTAAGCCGACCATTTGCCATCGGTCTGCCGACGCGCGCTCTCAGTCAAGATCTCGGCTTGCCACGGGTACAGCGGCATGCCAGCGGCGCGCGCGAGGGTCACCGCAGCGACGTCACGTAGTCCAGGCGGTAACAGCCGCGTGGTTGCGTCCTGACAGCCCACGAGGTCACCCACCGGTGCCACCACCCCGCCGCAGCTGGATTACCAACGCCTCTGCCTCGCTGGGTCCCTTAGGCGCGTCTTTCGCAGCTGCGTCCGCGCGGCGCTGTTCGGCCCGCTGGTGGACGCTCAGGTCACGGGCAGCCGCGAGGAATGCCCGCGTGAGGGTCAACCGCGCTTTGGGGTCCAGCTCTGCGTCCAGCCGCGCCGCGAGATCTTCCGTCATCGCGGTAACCGCCTGGACCACGCCACCGCGCCGGAGAGCGTTGCGGATGCTCGGTGTGCGGGTCACCATCCTGCGTCCCACGTGTCCGCAAGCGGCGCTGCCTGCCGCTGTGAGTTGCAGTCACGATGCGCCGGACGGACGTTGCTGATGACCCAGCGTCCCTCTGGCCACACGCTTACGGGGATGAGGTGGTCCGCTGTGTCAGCGCCAGCCTGCCCGCAAAGGTGACAGTGACGTCCGTAGATGGCAAACATCTCAGCGTTGAACGCCTGGACCCGCCGTCCGTTGACGTATTCCGTCATTGCCACCGCCATGGGAGCGACGGTAGGAGTCCGCGGGCCACAACGTCCACCCACAAAGGACGATTAGCTCAGATTAGTGGATCTTCCCGCGCCGTTGCTCCACATCGGACGGTTCCAGCCTGGCCTGGTTCCACTTTGGACCTCCCAGGAGAGTGAGTCAGATTGACGAGGGA